TTGCTAGAAACAGTGACTTATCAAACTTGATGGTTAAGGTAATAACCAACGATTTAAACCCCGATTGTAAAACCGACTACCACCTTGAAGCAACAGAATTTTTAAAGCAGTTCCCGGAGAATTATGCCGATGGGGTATTGTTTGACCCGCCATACAGTCCAAGACAGATAATGGAATGCTATCAAGGTATAGGAATTGCAGGGTACAACACAAAAATGGACTTCTATTCAAAAGCAAAAGACGAAATTGCCCGGGTATGCAAGCCAAACGGAAAAGCGATTTGTTTTGGGTGGAGTAGTATGGGAATGGGAAAAGGCAGAGGCTTTGAAATGCAAAAGATTCTTCTTGTGCCTCACGGCGGAACCAAGAACGACACTATTTGCACAGTAGAAATCAAGCAAGGAGGTTAACATGAAAAAGCGAGATTACATAATACACTACACCATATCACTTATGCTTTGTTTTGCGTTTGTCAGCGTGACGTACAAGCCACAAACGCCTTGCGAACATAAAAGTATACTCACAGAAATTCAAACGCTAAAAAGTACCATTTTGGACGAAATAGACACAATTGAAATCGACAAGGCGTTGCTGGACAAAATTGACGAACTTACACGGCAGAACACAGTTTTGCTGCAGGAGGTAGCGGATCAAGCAAAACAGATCAAGGAATTTGGCTGGCTTAAGCCACAGATGGATAAGGAGGGGGTGAACCCATGAGAAAAGGAATTATTACGAGAGACTTGAAACCGAAAGATTATTACTGGTTAAGTGAAATTATACCTACAGGAACGGTAGTTGATGAATTTATGGGATGCACATATGGGTGTATATCTTCTAAGGGTGTAGCTATAATATTGCCGGGAGTTGATTATTTCATAGAAGTTCCGCGATATGCTGTTAAATGGGAGGTGCAAAGGAATGAAATACTGGGATATTAGAGACGCAGCGGAAGAGGGCATATTTATATTATTTGACAATAAAAGAGAAGCGCAGGAATGGCTTGATGACCATGCAAAGCGATTTCCGAAGCACACAGAAGAAAACGGAATGCACATCGTCGAGTGTGAAAGGCAGACACTATCTGAAAAATGTGTACAATTGGAACACACTATAGAAGCTCTACAGCAGGAGATAAAAAGTCTGAATGAGCGTATTGACGAGGGCAATGTAAAATGCCTTGAATGTGCAAGTAAAAATGCGGCATATCAGGCAAGTGTAACACGCTGGAGGCAAGGCAATTACCATAATCCTGCTGATGTGGCTGAAATAGCGAGGTTATCCAAATGGCACGGGTGCGGCTGCGGGATATGTCTAGCGCATAACAACATGATATGCCCAAAATTAGCAGAGAAAGCAGGTGGGGAGAAATGATTCTAGCGATAGACCCGGGATGTACAGAAAGTGCTTACGTAGTATTGGAAGATGGATTATATCCTGCACAGTTTGGCAAGGAAGAAAATGAAAAAATACTCGAAAGAATAAAATGGTTTAACAAACTTTTGGGGGAAAATTTTGCCATAGAAATGGTCGCATCATATGGTATGGCGGTTGGGGTTGAGGTATTTGAAACTGTTTTTTGGATTGGAAGGTTTTGGGAAAGTGCAGATAAATTAATACGCAGAAAAATATATCGCAAAGACGAAAAAATAAACCTGTGTCACACCATGAAAGCTAAAGATACCAATATAAGGCAGGCATTAATAGATAGGTTTGGCATAGTAGGTACTAAAAAAGCGCCAGGATGGTTTTATGGATTCAAGGCTGATATATGGTCGGCTTATGCCGTGGGCGTGACTTACTATGATATGTACATAAAGGATGGTGCTGAATGAAACACTGTAGAAAATTTGCGCGTGGTATAGATGGATTTTGCATCTACTATATCGGAAGCAAAACAGTACCAGCGTCATGCTATGGCAAGTGTAAAATCAGGCGAAAGAAAAAGGGAAAGTGAGGGTATTATGCGAAAAGTTGAGGAAATGCTAATTAAATATCATGAAATCAATAAAGATATTTTAAAACTCAGCAGAGATTTACGCACGGCGATAGAGGCTGAAACCAATAATGATGGTTGTATACGGTCAAGTATAATATCTGATGCACCAAAGGGATTTAAAACAAGTGAGCCTACGTATATCAATACAGAGGACTTGATGGAACAGCTTGAAGAAATCGGAATTGAGCTTGTAAACATGGCAAAAGAAACAAAGTTTCAAATGGAAGATTTATTATATATAAAAAATCAGATAGACATAGCTTATTTTATGCTTGACCCCGAAGAGCAAACAATTATAAGACTGCGATATATGGACATGCCAGCTCCGCAGTATACATGGAGACAAGTTTCCGAGGCCGCTCATTACAGCGAAAGCCAAATGTTTGCAATACATAAACAAGCCATAAAAAAAATTAAAGGAATAATAAGAATCGGAGTAAATCAGAGTCAAAAGGTGATATAATGATGTTGGTAGAAGTATTTCATCTGGCAAATAAATACCCTCAAACCTCACATTTTGACCCCCCTTTACAAAGCCCTTCGTCTAATTGACCGGGGGCTTGATTATTTTGGAGCGCGGGAGCCTAAAAGTTAATTGGCTATGGTGAATACAAGATTCTGACTGATGCTCTTTATACCGCAGGAAGCTTGTATAAAGCTTCTTTTTTATGCAAAAAGGACTCATTTAGAATCCTTTTTTTTATGATTGGCAACAAGATAATCAATAATAATGCGACTGGCTTGCTGGCTGCGAGTATAAAAATTATCCTTTGCTTCCTTGTCAAGCAGCTCGACAATTATTTTTGGAAGCACAACAGATATTTGTGTATTACCTGGTGATAACGGCATGTAATCAACTCCTTTACTTTATTATACATCTACTCGTCAACTAAAGCAATAAAAATATTTTATAAAAGTAGTTGACAAGTAAATGACAAGTGTGGTATAATGAATTATAAGATAAGTGAAAGGGGTTGCGGGATATGAAATATGTAGTGGAACAAAAATATTACAACAGTGGGAGAGTTGTAGCAAACATAATAGAGACTGAAAATCCAGAAAAGTTTGAATCATACAATAGCACGTCAGCATGCGATATTTACAATGACACATTCGATACTATGACAGAGGCATTAAAATTCAGAAATGACGCTTTAAAAGCCTAAGAGAGGGGGAAAGCCCCTCCTATGGGGCTAAAGAATATGGATATAAATGATAAGATTAACCTTATAAACTACGCAGAGCGAAAAGCAGCAGGGGCAGAAACACCAAAAGATAAAGCATCGGCTGAGGGATACGCACAGGCGCTTGTACACGCGAAAATAATTACCAGCGCAAAATACCATGAATTACTTGACATAGCAGATAAGTCACATAAGGCAGTAAAGGCAAGGGCTTGCAGAATAAGGGAGGGGAAGTAAAGATGTTTAAGCAATACAAAAATGAAAAAGTAAACGAATATATAATGATAAAGTCACAGGATGTAGATGGAAGCGAAATACTCGACACAGAAATAAGCATAAACGCAGAAATAGTAATAGCAGGAAGTACAATCAAGGAATTTGCAGACAAGATTGAAAAACTGATAAACGAGTATCGTATTTAGGAGCCTAAGGGCTTCTTTTTATTTGGGAGGTAAAAGAGTATGTATGACACGACAGACGGAAAAAAGGCAAGCATACTAAAAGACGTTGACACAACTGCTAGTGATAGTATTTACGCATATAAACCTTCAACAACAATAGTTATGAACACACCAAGATATAATTTAAATTGTCCTCATTGCGGCGGGCTTGTTAATGCAATATATGGGCACAAGTGCGGTAAACAGGGGTGAATATTATGGCAGTAAACAAGAAAGCAATGGCTTATATCTGTATCTTAATACTATCGGCTTTGTTTGCTGCAACATGCTTAAACTATAGGTGTATATCATGGATATTAGGATGGTGATAGTATGACTAAGTTAACAATTAAACAAGAAAAATACGCGCAAGGCTTATTTACAGGGCTGAGCCAGAGAGAGGCATATAAGCAGGCATATGATGCTGGAGGAATGACAAATAAGAGCATAGATGAAAAGGCCTGTGAGTTAGCCGCAAACGTCAAGGTGACTGAAAGGATAAATGAATTAACCGAGGAATTGAAGTATAGGAACATGGCAAGTGTTGAAAAGGTTCTTTCACAGCTCTCTAAAATAGCCTTTTCAGACATAAAAGACATGTTAAGCTTTAAGACTGTAAAGACGGTAGACGAGAATGCTACAGCGCTTGTAGGAAGCCCTATAATGACATATAAAACAGTAATAGATTTGAAGGACTCAGATGATGTTGACGGATCGCTAATAGCTGAAGTCAAAGAAACTAAGGACGGATTCAGTTTCAAGCGCAATGACCAAATGAAAGCCTTAGAACTGATAGGTAAGCATCTTGGCATGTTCACGGACAAAGCAGAGGTACAACTAAGCGTCACTTTTGAGCAACTACTGAAAAAAGCCTTGGAAGATGACAAGGACGCATAGCAAATGTTATACAAAAGCATTGCAAATGCATAGCAATAATGATAAAATATAAGCATCATTGAAAAGGTGGTGTTTATATGCCAAAATTTAAAGTCAAAAGTTTTCCTCCGGTAAGAGTAGATGATTCACTTTATGACCAAGCAGTAAAATGTGCGGGGATTGCTGACGAATTATTATCTGTTTTTATCCGCAAGGCTGTTAAAATGAGAATCAAACAAATGCAGGACGAAAAATGCCTGATATCGCAAGGTGTATTAAGCGGTAAATTAACGCCCGAAGAAAACATTGAATCATATAATAAAGCAAAAGAAAATGCTAAGCAAATGGAGCGGCCTTTTAAAAGCTTTCAGAAAGGCGGTAAATAATGTTTCCCTACCACAACCGCCTAAAACAATTACTTACATCTGAGCAATACATAGTCAAAAAGGAGTCTGGTGTATTTGCCTATCGTTTTATATTCCTGAAAATAGGCAAATCCATGCCTATTCGGGAATACCGGGTGCCGGAATATCAAAAGTATTTGAAGGGGACTAAATAAGTCCTCTTTTTGTTTACATAACAACATTTTTAGATCATTCATACAGACTCAATTTTCATTCAAAATCACCGCTTGTTCAGAAATGACACCACAACATATTGTGTTTTAGCTGCGAAATTACGCAAAATTCTAATGAAAAACCTTGAAAGCCGCATAAATAGCGAAAACAAAGTGAGTGAAATATTTATTTCGTTTATAAACCAAGTACTAATACCTGGTAATATAAAAGCGTAAGCGGTTAGCTACCGTATAAAGCAGGGTTACACGTCCCCTGCTTTTTTATGCTTATTTTACTATGACGTGAAATGAAAGGACGTGTATATATGAAAAACAGTACAAAGGCTATCTTTGACAAGATATGCGAAATAACAGAAGCTACATACCCTAAAGGCTTTAAAAATCCAGTTCAAGAATTAAAAGATTGTTGTAGAATGTATTTTCTTCACAAAGGCGAATTGCAAGAATGCTTATTAGACAAAGAGGATATAAAATTACTTGATTACAATGTAACATGGGTAGGAAACTTAAATGGCAGTGGGGATAAAGTTTATATTGTGGCAAACTGGCTCAATAAAAGAATATCACTACATAGAGTCTTAACAAATTTTCCAGTCGGCATGGTCATAGATCATATAAACGGAAACACTTTTGATAACAGAAGATGCAACATAAGAGTAGTTACAACTGGCGTGAATATGCTCAATAAGAAGGATTATAATACAAGTACAACCAAAGAAAGACACATAATTAAATCTAGAGGTCATTACAAACTTGCAATAAACAGGCAATTTAATGATATAAATATTGCCATAAAAGCAAAAGAAGCAGTGTTGGACACTATTAATTACTATAGTAACCTTGACGCAGCAAAAAGAACTGTCTAGTATCAAATTTTGACTAGCAAATAGCACAGAAAGGAGTAAATATGAAAGCTAGAAGTATAACATTCCCGGACGAACTATACAAACAACTTGAACAGGCAGCAAAAGATAAAAGTATATCGGTTGCCAGCGTCATTAAGATAGCATGTTCAGAATATTTGAGTTATCAGAATTTTAAAAATCCTATAGGGTTTACAATGGCACCGGACAGATTACTAAAATAAATAGCACGTAAGGCAATAAGCCTACGAATATAAAGGAGTAACCATGATATACATAATAATTCTTATTACATTCCTAATTCTACTATGGAACTATGCAGCACATAAAAATGATCCAGAAGATTGAAAGGAGTGCCTATGGTACACTGTCCGAAATGCAATCAACTTGTGGAACCAATAGCACAAAAGCAATCCAACCTTGAGCACACAGACGAAATAAGATTCTTTCACGACATATATTATGACTTATGTCCTGACTGCAATACTTATCTTGATACCAACAGACACAACGCTTTAAATCTGCGACTGTACACCGAAAAATACAATTTTTACAAGCAGTTACTAAACAAGGGATAGCACAGACTACCCTAATTTTATTTAAAGGAGTAAAAACCATGCCAAATGGAATATCATACGATTTAGAACTATGTTTAGAAAACATTCAAGATGGAGAAATAGATAATTTTTGTTCATTTCGTAAAAGCATATCTAAATTAGATAAAATACTGGAAAAAATAAATGCTGAAATCGATATCGGAAACATAAGAAAAAAATGGTGTAAAACATGTACCAACACGGATAAAGGTTATAGCGGCTGCCGCATGACGGCCTGTATGGGTTGCGCTCTTAACTCTCCATTTAATAAACCATTGAATTATTTAGGTAAAGATACAGACATATCCAAACAAACAAAACACAAATTGACAAATTTAATAAAATCGTACAACGAAATGTTTAAAAAATCATAATTTAAACTTTACAGTAAGGAGTGAAACCATGTATAGAATTTCTTTATCCCGTCCCTCATATCTTTCCTACACCGACGAAGTATGCGAAGCTGTAAACAAAGTAATCCGTTCTGGTTTTATCGCACAGGGCCGTATTGTCGAAGAATTTGAACAGCACATAGCAGAATATGTCAACGTAAAACATGCTATAGCCGTATCAAGCGGGACTGCCGGACTGTTCTTATGCCTTAAAGCTTGCGGCATAGGACACGGTGATGAAGTAATTACTACGCCTTTTTCATTTATAGCAAGTTCAAATGTCATAGTACATGCTGGGGCAAAGCCTGTATTCGTGGATATCGACAGGGATACTTATAACATGAATGCGAACAAGGCATACGATGCGATAGAATTAAATGCATTAAACGAAAAAAAGGTAACAATTCTGCCAATTGATGTATTTGGGAACCCCATTGACACAGCAAAATTGTATTCAAAACAATACGAGGAAATATACTTTTCATTTTCCAATAAACCCAGTATCATCCTTGATGCATGTGAGTCATTCGGAAGCAAAATGGAGCGTCCGTTTGATGCCTGCGTTTATGCATTCTATCCGAACAAACAATTGACAACAGGTGAAGGTGGCATAATATGCACAGACAACCAAGACATAGCCGAATACTGCCAAGCTATGCGTAACCAGGGGCGCAAAAAAGGCGATCAGTGGCTTGAATCGTCTTACGTAAGCTGGAATTTCAGAATGACGGATATGCAGGCTGCTATAGGGCTTGTGCAGCTGAATCACTGGGATGAAATAGTTATGCGTCGGTCGATGGTTTGGTACAATTATTTTCACAGATTAAAACTAATGGAAAATATAAAAATGCAGACTTTTACAGACAAAAGCAAGATAAATCCATTCGTCTTTACAGTCGAAGTATTCAACCGCGACAAAGTAATGCAGTATATGTTATCTCAGGGCATAGAATGCAAGCCGTATTTTCCTTGTATACACACCCAAAAGCCATATAGAGATATGGGATATCACGAAGGTATGTACCCTGTTGCTGAATTGGTATCGTCAAGAACTCTTGCCCTGCCATTTTTCACGGACATGTCAGAACCGGAGGTTGATGAAGTATGCCGCTGCTTAAAAAACGCCATCCGAGAAACTTGCTAAAAGCAATTAACGAAATATGTGCACTTGATGCATGGGCTATACGGGAAGAACTTGAAAACCAAAACAAAGCAGACAAAATAAAGAAAACTGCAGATAAAATGTTCAGATTACAAACGCTTAGTTTAAGGCGCTAAAGGAGGTACTATGATAGACAATAAAACCCTTGACAGTGCGAACGAATTAATAAAAAAGGCCGAAAAAGTCAATAAATTAATGTCACAGTGTTTTGCACTAGATAATTTGTGGCAAAACAATTACTTTTCTGTAAGAATTTCAAACAGAATGACAGAAACTTACGTTGAAGTATCGGAAGAAACCGCAAAAATGATACAGCATGATATTTTAACACAAATGCTAAAAATCGAAAGGGCATTAAAGGAGACGCTATGAAAACATGTTGTGTTATAAACGGCGACATGCAAGCATTAACATGGTATGACTTGCTAGACATGCTGACAACCATAAGAAAGCTTGAAATGCACGGCTTAATTGATGGCAATAAGGTTGCAAATGACTTGCTTGACCACTACACAAAGAATTATAAGGAGTTAAAACCATGAAAACAAACTTAATAAATAAAGGCGACCTTGTTTTAATACTTTACGATGATTTATCAAAGGTCGGTGGACATAATAAAGAAGGCAGAGTTGGACAGGTAAGTTATCTTACTAACGATAAAGATTATCCATACAATGTGCGCTTTGAAATTGTTGGCACGACGCAGAACTATTTCAAAGCAAGTCAATTAAAGGTAATTTCTAAAAAAGAATATAAGCAGGAATGCAAACTGTTTGAAGATTTCTACCATGACAAATACAGATATGATGAATGGCGACAAATTGTATTGAAAGGGGAAAACCATGAAAAGAAGAATAACCATACAAGACCTGCAGCAATTGACACCTGAACAACAACAGAAGTTAAGGGAATGGTGGAAACCTGAAGATTTAGATATAGCAGTTGATTTATGGTGCGATTTGATGGTATTCCCCATAAAATCAGAAGACAGCAAAATATATGAATGGCCTCACCGAGAGAGCGAAATAAATGGCCAAAAATATAAATTATGTGAGACCGAATTAGCTGGATGCCTTCCCCTTCTCAACATTGGGCAAATGATTGAATTACTTGGTGACGATTGGTACTATTCGTTCTTTGGCACTAATACTTGGGTTGATGGAGCATGTCTTAATGTAAGGTATGAAGGGGAACTATGCGACGCTTTGTGGGAAGCAGTAAAGGGGGACTTATGAAAAAAATCTGTGCTATCACTACTTGTCGAGCTGACTACGGATACCTTTACTGGATTATGAAGGACATAGAAGCCAGTTCCAAACTGGAATTACAGATAATTGTACCCAAAAGTCACCATAATTATTCAGAAATATATCGGGAATTTGCTTTAAACAACAACAATCAATTCTTCCGAATGTCCCCAATAAAAAGTATAAAGGATTATGGATGTGCATATTGTGATTGCCTTGACGCTTATGACATTTTAAGGCCTGATATGGTGGTTATTTTGGGAGATCGTTTTGAAATGTTGGCAGCAGCATCGGCGGCATTGTTTTTGGACTTGAAAATTGCTCATATCCATGGTGGCGAGACAACAACAGGCGCATTTGACAACGAACTAAGGAATTCAATTACTCAAATGTCTACATACCATTTTACAGCAACAGAACAATGCGCAAAGAATGTTGCAAGAATGCTAGGAGAATGCTATGCTTCGAAACATTACGAACACTATCAATGCGAATCAGCTGCAAAACATGTTTACAATGTCGGCTCCCCGGGACTCGACTGGCTGACACGCTCAAAGTTACTTTCCAAGCAGGAATTACAACAGCGCGTTTCAATCGACTTGAATCAGCCATTTATTGTAGCTTGTTTTCATCCTGTTACAAAAGAACTTGAACACACAACTGAATATACTGTAAATATGTTAAGAGCATTACACAAATCGAACATGCAGTTCGTAGTAATAATGCCTAATTTTGACCCCAAAAACAACGAAATACGCAATGTGTACCTATGTTACGATAATG